TAAGCGTCTCTTACAGGACCTGTTCCAAATTTATCTTCCCCACCCTGACTATCCAAAATCATCCAAGCATCATTAGTTAATAATGTTGAAGTAACTTCATCAATATCAGAAAGAGATAAGTTAGTTGGAAGGTCACCGTTAGTACCACCAGTACAGTTATACATTGAAGCAGTAGAAGCGAGCATATCACGCGTTAACTGATCTTCAGTCATACGAAGTGATAGACCGAGTAATTCTGCTGTTTCATTAAGAACTGGATCTTGATTTTGAAGAGTAACCTGTTGGTTGATTGCTACGTAAAGTCCATAAAATGACATAGTAGCATCAATATCAACACGAGTTAATGGAGTCGCTGGAGGAGTTGCGCCGCTATTTCCAAGAGGAACTGGAGCAGTTGGCAATCTATCGTAGCGAGCCATACGTAAAGTTCTTCCCCCTTTAACTGGAAGACGTTTAGAGAGTGCACCTAATTTCATAATAAGGTTCGGTGTTCTTACCGATAAAAGCACATCATCAAACGTCTGCTGCACTGGGGCAGGAAGAGTTGTAGGTGTAGTTATCATACACACACTCCTAATATACAAACGTACTTAGATTAAACTATTTTTTTACTGTTGAGTTGAACGACTACTCTTACGTTCCACAGGAAAAAGGGTTGACGACTCCCAGAGTACGTCTGTAATTAGCGAGATTACGTTACGCTGCTGATAGTATAGTAAGAGATGGTATAAAAATACAAGAAATATCCCCGTCAATTCTAGGAACTGACAGGGACATAGTTAATATTGTCCCGACCAAAAAAGGTAAATCGAGACATTACATAACATACAATAATGTATGCTTCAAAACAACATTATCTATAACGTTTAGCTTCTTCAACTTGTTGGCGTAGTTGTGCTTTGCGCTCTTCAGTGAGAATACGTCTATCATAATCACCAACACGAGTTAATGGTGTATCACCAGATTGTGGTGAAGCATTTGCAGCAGAACGTGGTTTTGACCTGTTCTCTTCAATTCTTTTATCTAATTCTTGATACTGATTATCGATTATACCGCTTCCTTTAATCAGTTCATACGCAGCATATCCTTTATCATACATATCAGGATTGGCTAAAATAGTTCTGTAAAGTGAAGGTTTTTGAAATTGTAACTTCTCTAAATTCTCTTTAGTAACAACTGAATCAAAGTCAGTAAACTGACTTTTAAGTCTCATCTCAGCATTGACTACAGCACTTTGTTCATTGAACTCTTGAAATTGTTTCTTGGTTTCTTTAAGTTCTCTTTTAAGATTCTTTACATACTTCTTAAGATGCTTACCTTCAATGTAAGTATCATCGCTTATATCAAAATCATCTTCATCATCAACTATTTGCATCTTAGTTGTTTGTTGTTGAGACATGTTAGCTTGCATCATACGTTCTAGTTCTAATGATCTACGTTCAGCAGATTCAGCACGTTCTCTCATCACACGAAAATTAATCTCTTTTGAAGATTCTTGAACATTACTTTGCTCTTGTGGCTTTTCAGTAACCGCTTCTTGTTCTGGATGCAAATACTCTGCCGCTTCATTTAATTGATCAAACATGGTTCCTCCTTTTCTTTGATTTTAATAACTGCATCTTTCTTCTCACCATTCTCTTTTTTAATCCAAGTGAGAAGTTCTCCACTTTCCATCAAGAAAACAAACTTTGCCAAGTCAGATGTTTCCTTGTCGTTCAAATATTTAGGTCCATTTTTGAGTATATGGTGATATAAGATATAATCAGGGATAGACCATAAAAACTCAAGCGTGTCGCTAAATGATTTATATTTCCAGACTGATTGCTTATAAACAGGAGTAGGACATGATTTTCTAGCGAGAGCAATAATCTTAGGCTGTCTTAAAACACGATCAGCTGTTGTAATGAGTACAACATAAAAATCTTTACCCACATAACCTATCTGATTTTTGGCTTTTTGAGCAGTATCATGAACTTGTGTCATAATACCAGGTTCCATGGCACGACGATATTCAGTTACATCATCTTCGAGGTCTAAACCTAAACTATCATGCTCAAGTATCTTCTGACCTGCTAACTTTTTTTCTTCCATACTATTCCCTATGTATGTTGCGATAAAGCACAATGCAACAAAAATGACAAAATATTTGTATATACACTACAAATCGAATGTTGCATTGTAGCGAAATAATAATAAAAAAAACAAACAATATCAAAAATGTTATTTTTATAAACATTTAATCTTTACATGCTGTATAATTTTGTTTATTATTTTTATATCTAATTACACACCAGTATTATTATAGGAGTATTCATGACACTATAGCAGTTACCATAACCACGAATATCATTCGAATACATTAGTTAATATTAATCTTACACATTAGGTATTTTATGAAAAAGATATTAGTCTTTTTATTATCGTTGACCGCTTTCTCACTTTCTTCCATGGAATTAGTTCCAGCCAAATCAGAATCGTCTACACGCAAAGAACATCATCATCTTATTAAGTTAAACCATAAAGATAAAATGCGCATTGAAGAGCGCTCTATGTTTGTCCCTGAAAAGTTAGGCAAAATGGAACTCTATCACAACAAACAGGGTTTCTATGTTCATAAAGACGATCAAAAGATCAAAATAAAAAAGTATTTCACTGATCCAATGGTGAGAGACCTTGATAAAAAACAACTCAAAGCATTCCTTGAAGGTGGTTATTTGACTATTAACCAAATGGAAGGCGGAGAATTATCTCTTAAATCTAAAATACGTCTTGAAGGTAGTGGCGTTTTAGGTGCAACTATTGGAGCTTTCCTTGGTAAAGCTGCTGTGTACGTAGTAGGGCATGGAGCTATTCAAGTAGCTGGACTATTATCAGGACCATTCTATCCTGTTACTGTTTTAGCTTTAGAAGGATGTCTTGCTGTACCAATTGAAGCTGCTAGTATGGCGGGTGCAGTGGCCGGTGGAATAGCTCTTGGTGTGGCTACAGGGCCTGTATGATCCCTTGGTACACACAAATATTCTATGCATTTATAGTATTCATATTGATTCATGTATTTAAATATTATTGTTTGGATAATGAAGATATAGTTTTGACTATGATCAAGTATTTCAGGAAAAAAAGATGACTCAGTATGGACATAATTTAGTCGCAGGAATCATTATTATAGTGTTGTACCAATTAGTATTTCATATGATTTTGAAGCATCATCCTGTAACTAAAAGAAACATACAAGAATGGTCTGATATTTTTGATGAGTATTGGTAAAAGAACTACCCCTCCTGCGTTAGTAAGAGGGGTAGTTAATTGATTAGAAAACGTTAGGGCAAAACTAATCAACTATTTCTTTTTATCTTTGCGTGCTTCGCTTAAAGCAATTGCAATCGCTTGTTTAGGCTTTTTCACTACTGGACCTTTTTTAGATCCGCTGTGTAATTCACCTTTTTTATATTCATGCATTACTTTTTTGATCTTCTTTTTGGCTTTTGGCGTTTCACCGTGATGCTTGTGCACCATAGCGCATTTACTACATTTCATATCAATCCTTTTATTGTGCTGCTGAAGAATCACGGAACCATTCCCTAATTTTCTTAGGATCAGGTCTTCTTTGGTTGTCTTGTCGCTTGTCTTTGGGTGTATTAAGAATATTGTAGGCAATCTTAGCACACTTTTCGTTAGGCCTTGGAGCTCCCGGCATGGTATCTCCTAGTACTTTTTAGGTTCCATTTCGCGACCAAAGTCTGCATAGTCTTCATGCATTTGCTTTTGAGCACCATAAAAGAGATCATCTACATAACCCATATGGTAGTTAGCTGCTCGTGGCCAGTATTCATCAATAACGCGTTGTGGAAGCAATGCAGGTGCTGACATATCTTCACGGATCATAGCTCCATCACGTGCTACCATTCTTCTGCTTTCTTTGTAGCCAGAATATGATTCACGTCTTTCCAATCCACTTACAGTATTTGGAACTGGATCGCTATTGTCATAACGGCGGTTCATGCCTTCGCTGTAATAACCTGGGCGATTCATGCCATCATACCCACGATTATCATACCCACGGTTATCATACCCACGGTTTACACTTCCGCTATTAAATCCTGCTCTTTCACTTGAGCGTGTGCTTCCGTGTCCCATTTCATCAAAGTCACGCTTTGCCATCATCCCACGACTTCCATTGCTGTAGTATCTTTTCTTCTTTGCCATAATGGCTCCTTCATTAGAAACTGCGATCACTCGCAAGGTATCACCTCTATCTATCCATTCACCGAACCATTCGATGAAAGTTGAGGAGAATTTGTCTTAGTGGCCTTGATACCACTCGTTTTTTCTTCTTTAACAGCTTCTTGTTCTCTTAACATCTGCTGTATAGATACTATCTGTTGTAGATGGGAAATGTCTATGTTTTCTATTTCCTTCATAGCTCTCACAAAGTTGAGTAATGCCATATTGTCATCTGCCACCGCTTTAGCACGACGTTCAACGCCAAGCGCTTTATTTTCATCAACACGACTATAACGTTCAACTCCAAGTCCTTCGTCTGCAACGGCTCTTGCTTGCGCCAATTGAGTACGAGCTTGAGCTTCTTGCATTTGAGATTGTAATTGCATTTGTTGTATTTGTTCAGCCTGTTGTTGCTGTTGCTCTAGTTTCTCAATCATCTTGTCTTTATCTTGTAGTGTCGCTGCATCAATAAGGCTAGAATCAGGTATTGGTACACCCATTTCTTTAAGCTGCATAAGTTGAGCGAACTGCATTTGTTTCTGTGATTCAGTATTGAAGCCCATCTCTACCATACAATGATATTTACCAAATGATTTGTTATAGAACAATGGCGCAGGTTCATCACCTTCTAGTAAGTTTTTAATCTTACCTGGTGTGTAGTTATGTTGTATAACTTTCATAATCAATTCACCAAGCAAGTTCTGAGAGAAGTCTAACCTATCAAACAATGGCTGTAGCGTTGTAAGCCCTGCTCCTTGGCGAAGCGCAGATAGTATTCCTGCCTTATCATCAAGCGCTGATCCCATAAGCTCTTCATTGATACCTGAAACAAGATTCATTTCTTTGGAGAATGTATCCTGTAACTGGAAGAAGTATTGGGGAATTGAAGGAGGAGTAATTTGTTGAATGTCAGTCATTTGAGATTCTTCCTTCAATGGAATAATCCTACCCTGACCTGTTTGGAATAGATGTTTAACATCAACTACGGCATTTTCCTTAAATATCCAACCACTGTTAACCACCGACTCAGCAGCATCCGCTGAAAGGATTACACGGCGGTTAAACAGTATTTGGGGATCTCTCAAGGAACGGCAGATACCTTGTATACGGCTGTAAAAGTATGGCATCATTGGGTTATAGTAACCAAGCACAGGCACAAAGGGATACGTATCTATATTTAAGTTGTTTGGACCATCGTAGAATACCTTGTCCTGAATCATGATAGCCATACGAACTGTTGGAATATTCTGCTCAACAATCATAACTTGGGGATAATGAGATAAGAATGTTTCAACATCCGCGTTGGTTTGATTGGTGATTTCCATAGTCTCACCAGTAACTTTATCAACTAATAATTTTTGTTTGCGATAATCGCGGTAATAATATTCGTCATAGGCAAGTCTATTTTGTTGTGTTTGTCCAAAGCTTTCAGGCATGTATTGGAATCTACCATCACGTCCTGTACCTGTTGGATTACCTTCAAGTGACATGATCTCATCATACTTGTCTGGTAACAAAGCAGCTGCTGCGCTATGTGATAGGTATGATCTTCTCCATACAAATGAGCAATCTGATAGATCAGGCTTACGGAAGTATGGATCAATAAAAAAGCTATTGTATGAACAGTTATCAACTTTAATGTCGCCTGAAACAGGATCGTTTTGGTAATCCATGTATACATGAAGTAAGTTCATACCTGCTATGCAGCCACCTTGGTGGAATGCTTCAGATACTGTCTCATAAATGCCTTCACGCTTGTAGATATTGAGAAGAACTTTAGTTAATTGGTCGGCAGTTTGTTGGTCACCATTTTCAAGGGGAATTACAATAGTAGATTTTCTGTTACGTCGTTGGTAACCGGATACCATGTTACATAAAGGACGAACACGATTGAAATAGAACGATCCTCTATTGTTGTTAGGCATCGTTGTATTAAGTTCTGCCATCAAGGAAGTATCACCTGCTTCAAGGCGTGTATCAATAGTCGCTTCAGTCCAATATATCTGCCAAATAGCCTGATTAGCAGTATAGTCAGAGTCTATTTTTCTCTTAATAGCACCATAACTATCATTTAAATACTCAGGTTGCCTCATTAACATAATTATACCCTCTCACTAGAACTCCTCTCATCAAAGTCTAGAAAGAAGTCTATAATTTTTTAGTGTTAATCGCCATATTAATTGTACAGAAAAAATGAATCTAATACTTTTTTAAAACTACAATAACTGAATGTAAGATCACAAGTATTGAATTCAACAGTACATTCATTAGTTGTCTTATCATATTTAAGGAAGAATGAACAATCATCATTGTACGCAAAGAACATCAAGTAATCATCAATGTCAGCCTCATCAAAGGTATAATGATCATACTTTGCTGCGAGAGATGCTAACGTAAAATATGCTCTGATAGTCTTAGTTTCTATAAATGACCATTTATCTGATTGGTCGTAGTATGTAACTATACGTTGATGAGCATTTCCAAATAAACTTGCTGTTGCCATAAGAGCAACAAATATTAACTTCTTCATTGTCTACCTATAACTATTGTATCGTGGATCATCATTAAAGAATCGTGGCAATGTATTTTGATTGCCATACAATGCCTCTGCTTTCTTGCGATCAAACTCTTCAGGAGTCATACCGCGTTTTGTTTTATGCAATGACATACAGAGATATCTTAGCGCATCCGCATAGTGCGAAGCCCAGGATTTAATTGGTTTTGGCAAGTATATTTGCTTTGCCTCATCCCATTCCTTACGATAGTTCTCAAGCGCGTTGATAAGAGAGCGGCACTTATCGCCATCAATCCAAAACTTATTAAAATGAGTCCATACATTTTCAATTCCATCTATAACTCCTACTTGATCTACAAGGGTAAAATCTAATCCTAATTGCCGTGCTTTCTCATAACGTGTTACCGCACCACCACCCCATTCACGTACCTTAATATCATGGGGAGCAAAGTGCTTGCCATATTTATAGGGTTTGTCTTGGAGTATCTTGGCATAGTGGTCTAGTCCCAAGTTGTTATTAGAGTAACAATCAATAATCCTAATAATACTCCCATCACCGACGACGTTAAAAAAAATAATAGTAGTAGCGTCGTTAACTCCGATGTCCCAAACTGTATAAGTAAGCAATCCAGGTTCCCATGGAACATGTGTTATTTGTCCTTTCAGTTTCAATGCGTCCAGATGCGTCCCATAAAAACTACCAGATATACCACGTTCAAACGAACATTCGTATTCTTGAAGGTAAAGACCCTCATTCATCTGAGCTTTTTCATCCATCAACACATCATAAGGTATGTGATGTATCTCTGATGCTTTATGATTGAATATCTTCCATTCAGGTAACTCTTGAGCAATTTTCCACAAATGGAAAAAATGATTTTTACCGCGTGGTGTCCCTAAAATCGCACACCATCCCCCATTACAAGCCAAAATTGGTCGAATGAATGAGAAGATATCTGGCGGCATAAGTGCATACTCACTGAGAATAACTGCATAGGGATTGGTACCAACAAGTGATGTATCATATGTATCACCACCAATGATTTGTAGTATAGATCCATTCTTGAATCGTATCTTCATTTCAGCTTGGTTTATAGACTCAACAAGAAGTTTAGGGAGGTAATCAAGGAACTTAGTACCATCAATTGCAATCGCATCAAAAACAGCCTTACGGCCTTGGGAATAGGTAGGCAATACATAAAATACTAGACATACCTTTTTGATGCACTGTCGTATGGCTAGGTTCCAAAAAAGTATATCCTTACCTGCACGACGTGATGCAATGTAAAGTATACGTTTAGACTGCTGTTCTTCAACAGTATCCCAGATAGGTTCTTGATACCACCTGAGAGAAAATTTGTCTAAAGCTACTTGTACTTCAACGTTCATTGTATATTTCTTTCTGAACACTCAAGATCATCACACCAACAATCTAATTCTTTCCTATTTCTAATTAAACTATAAATATCTGATAGTGGCATCTTTAATGGTTCACGTTTTTTTTCAGGCCAATCATCAAGATAATAATCGGTGTAATTTATATGTAAATTAATGCCATCCTTTTTTATATATATCCAATCATCGTAAACAAATTCGCCATCTTCAAGCTTATCTATTTCTTTAATTAAACTTTCTTTACCACGACAATCAACAATAAAATTTAAGAAATCTTCCAATAATTCATTTACACTCATTCCGGCTGCCTACTTATCTCTTCATACCCAACTACACACCTTCTACATTGCTGCCCAAACTCATTGCTCTTACAACCATCACAGGACATTTCTTTCATATCACAAAGGGTAATGAGATTGATGTGATAGAAGTCTTTGTATTGCTCATTGATTGGTTGTAGCATTGCGCGGAGTTGGTTTACTAATTGTTGCTCTAAATGATCAGTCATAACTCTGCCCTTCATTCTTCTGTTTATTGCATACTTCCAACTCTTCCTGTAGCTTCCTATTCTCTTTCTCAAGCAAAGCTATCTTGGTTTCATTCTGCAAAGCTTCATAGTCATTCACTGCCTTGAGTTCTTGTATTTGAGTTAATAGGTTAGTTACTTGGCATTTGGGATTAGCTCTACAATCACTACAGGAGACAATCTTACGCCATAATGATTTAATCAATTGGTTTCCTCAAGTTTCTTCTTTAATAGATAGTTTTCTTCTATTTTTTTATGATAACTATCGCATATCGTATGCCACTGCTTCAAGTTTCTATTCTCCGCATCAATGAATTTCTTCTCTAACGCAATGACTTGCTTACTTAAAAATAAATAATTGAAGAGTGTTCCTAAGAGAGTGCCACATATTATTCCGGTAACAACTACGACACTGATCATTCCTTACCTTCCACTGCCTCTATCATCTCTTCCTTGCTCACAACCTTAGGCTTAGCATCACTAATAATAAACGTATGCGCCTGCTTCTCTTGCTCAACCTTCATATCACTATGATACTTATTAATAGCCAACCATTCAGGGTCATAGCAATGCATATCTCTCAATGCCATATCTTTGTCATATTTACGGGTTAACGCCCCTTTACGCCGACGTGATCCCAGTATCAAACGTGTTATATCTAAAGCCTCTTTTATGTCAGGATACTTATCAGCCCATGAGTATAAAGTCTGTCTATGCATCTTCATCTCGATAGCGAAATCGGTAATCTCCAAGCTATCTTCTTGAGATGCCCATTCTAACATAGTACATGTAAAGCGCTTTCGCCAATCATCCTTCTCTGGAAATTGCATGTAGGCGCGATTATTCAGATAGTCATTCCACGACATGGGTTTTGACAATGGTTTTACATCCATGCTACTTTGAGGGATTTTTTCTATCTTCTTTGCCATTACTGCACCTCAGTGATGATTATCTCCGTTCTTGGGTTTTTATCATACACTTTTTTGAGGGTTAATGAACATATAATAGAATCATTTTCAATGAGTATTCCCTTGATCGTTTCAAGGAGAAATTTGTAGAGGTTAGATAGACAGGGAGGAGCGGAGGTGTATATTCCTTTGCTAAAATCTTTTTGATGGCGAGATAGATAAAATACTACCTCAAGGTTGATAGGTTTATTGAATAGGGGTTCTTCATTATGCTGTTGATTCAGATGCAGACCAAAGGATACCTTGTTCATCGTTTGGGGTCCATACATCTTGCTCGTGCTTCTTACTATTTTTTGCCATGCTATGGGAGTCATGTTCACGCAATACATTTTGCTTCTCATCTCTACTCCTTTTTATTTTTTAAAACCCATCCTTCAAATATAAGTGCAAATTGATTAGCTAATTCATTAAGATGTTCAAAATCTTCAGCAGTTATACGATCATACATAAAATCTGTAATCTTGTTATTTCGTTTGTTTGCCAAAATTGCGGCCACCTGATGGATCATCTCACATGCTGTACCACCACGTTCACATTCATATCCTGATCGATAGAGATGTTTAATACAATCCCATTCATCCTCAGTAATGTCAGGAGATAACCAATATACTTGCAGAGGCAAGATTCTCTTTTTCATAAACTTCTTTCAATTTATCTTCAGCAATTCCTAATTCTCTTTCAGCATTCCAAAGCATTCTTTCTAAATATCCTGTGCCACCATATCCATTTGAAGGAAAATCAGTCATGAATTGCTTGTAAGTCTGTATCTGTAATTTCCATTTCTCTACACGAGCCTGCAAAGGAACAATTTGCTGCATCTCTTGCCAATCTTCTTGTTTCTTACCCTTTGTAGGATTCTTCTCTTCAATTTGTTGCTTTAAACTGGCAATTGTTTTTTTATCATGTAAAGAACCCCCATAAATGGAAAATCTTTCTTCTCGTTGTTTTAATTCAATGCCTATCCTACGCAATTGTTCTTCAAATGATAGGTTTTGTATAGGCTTTTTTGGTTGAACCTGCTGTGATTTCAAAGGTTTTTTAGCGAACTCACTCTTAGGGTTCATACCAATAATATCACACAAATCATAATACCATTTCCAATCAGGCTTGATATCATTATCCTTGCAGTATTTTATAAGCAATGACATCAACCAAGCCATCCTATCGTTTATAGCATATTTTAAAACCCTATCCCCCGTAACAATAGGTTCAATCTCACTAAAAGCATGAGCCAATGCTTCTTCCGAAAATGGTGTAAGCCTAAAATATTCATTGTCATCAAGCTCCAACAAGTTGGATATTTTGAATATCTCAGTGCCTATAATCATCTCTCTCACGCTTGCGCTAGTGAGATATTCTTTCATTTGGGGGTCATTACGATACTGTCGAACGAGTTGCTTCACTTCAAAATTCACTACATTTCCTTTTTTTGAAATATTTTTTCTAAACCTATCCTTTACCGATGCCTCGCGCGCATGTGTTTGTAACTTACTACTATAGGAGGACTCTAGGATAGGATAGGAGTTTATAAATAAACTATCTTCTAAGATAAGACTCTTATAAGGGATGAACAATTCACACTGAAATGTATATTGATTTGGTGAATAGATATCTTGCTGCTTTTTAGTAATAAGACCAGCTTTATGAAACTTAGCAGTAGCTTTCTGAACTGTACGAACAGTACAGCCTATTCTTTTAGCTATAGTCTCATTCTTAAACTTAACTGATGGATAGTGGCGATAGCGCCAGAGATGTTGATAGATTCTTTGCTCAGTGAGAGTGAGATTATTCACATCCTGCATGGCAGTGTGAAAATCTTTTTGAGAGAAGCTTGTATTTAACGCTTGATTTTTTATTTGTGTATGGTACATTGTTATCATATTGTTATTGTATTTTATCTTTGTGGTACATGGGTAAACGCACAATATATTTCAAAAAATGAAGGTGTTCTTTATTGGACATCTTTATTTTCAAACACTCAACGTTGCTAACTTTTGTAGGGGAAGAAACGTTAGGTAAAATTTATAGGGACAGTGTAACAACTGTCCTTAATATTTGTTAATCATTTAACATCAATAGTGTAATTTAATCTTTGTTTTTGTCCATAGATTTAGTGTATACAAAATAAGCTTTCTCTCAATTTGACTCCTTTTTATCTTTCTTCTCCTCTTTCTCTCTACAGCTCTGATGACAGATAACACCCAATAAAGGATCTTTCTGTCGCCATATACGATCTTGGTAACACCATGCTTTATGGTATTGCTTATTCTTCTCTGCTATCATTACTAATCCTTGTTATTCACCATTATTCATTTCTTAATCTTGCATTGAATGCTTTTCTCTTTAACATATTAAAGGGATATTCATCAAATATTTTATCATTAAGTACTATAACACCTATTCTTTTTAGGCTTATACGACCACATATAATAAATAATCTTCTTTTGCGTTTAATAGCTTGCATAAACTTGTGATTAGTTTTCATATTCCTTATTGTTCTCCACCATACTTCGAAGGTTTTTTTGCAATAAGGTCATCTAAAATCATTGATGAATATGTCCATCCATCTGACAGGGTAAAATTTTCCATACACCCATTCATCATACAATCATCTTTAGGGTGAACTTCTTTATAATGATTTTCAGCTCTTTCCATTTCATTTTTAGCAAATTCTAATGAAATATCTTCTTTGTTTTTAAATTTACCAACTTTTTCAAATAATTTATTCATACTACTCTCATAATTTTCTACTTATTGAAACCAATATCAAAACAATAAACATCAATTGAACACTAATGCAAGCCAATTGAACTTCCATATCATTCCCCTTTGTTTAATTTATTATTATGGATGGTCATGCCTATTACAAAATGATGCTTTATAATCTAAATTAGAAGGTTTTTTATCCATCTTCACTCTTTATTCCTTGATTAATTTAATTAAAAAATTCAATGGAACATAAATAATAAAACATACCCAAAGAATACTAAACATTGATGATACAACTGATAGAAAGTATATATCCATACCATTAGCAATCAACAGGAAAAAAGAAGCTGAAAACAGCCATGTAGCCCAGAGTGAGATATTTTTATTTTTTATTATCATCTTTATTCCTTATTATTCTCCACCATACTTCCATTGATTTTTTGCATCTTCACTCCTTGTTATTCCTTTTTAAATCTACTTCTCAATTCTTCATACATATCTGTACCCATTTCGGCATTCATTGCTTGTGCAGATGAAATCAATATTTCCTTCATAGATTCATTAAGCAAGAGCGCATCCTCAAGAAAGGGAATTTCTTCCATCTGTTGCCATGTATTTTTAAGATAAGATGCGGTGTATCCTATCACAATTAAATCTACGAGAGGATCTAAGTTATCTAAAGAAGATTTATCTTTAGTGTGTTCATACATATGTTTAAGTTGTTCTTCAATGCTTGTGTTTACTTTCATGATTACTTCACTAAATAAAGAAATCTTATCATGAAATTCTTCCATCTTAATTTTGTTAGTCAACAAACTACGCAATACCATAACTGATATAGTTTTATTTAAGGTCATCTTTATTCCTTATCCCTTATTGTTTCTTCCATTTTTATTTCCTACTCTTCTCTATATAAGTCTTAACTACTGAGAACAATTCAGATTTCACGTAGGAGAGGTTTTTTATTTTATAATGGCTCAATATATTAGCAGCTATTTCTTTTGCGTTAGAACATGAATCTAGGAGCTTTTCAAGGTATTCTAACTGATCATCAGTGATAAATACTTCTCTCTCTGATTGCCCATCATCATCTTCCTCAGCAGTAATAGCACATAGTGATAGTAATGCTTGTTTCTTCATATAGGTATCAGCAGATCCCTTGCCTTGGTTGCCTGGCTTTTCGCTTTCAACTATCCTACAGTCCTCTATATACTGACCTGTTGGTGCATGTGTTAATCTGGTATACATATACTCAATGCCAGTATCATGAGGTCTCTTAAAGTGAGTAACCCATATACCTTGGTCTTTCAATGCGCCCTTGACTGCTTTGTAGATAGAGCCAAGCTTGGCATATTTATATTTCTGGAAGCTGTTGTCTCCATCAAGGCCAGTAGCGGTAAAGGTAGCCTGCATCATCCCTGATGCTAATGATCGTATGTCTTCTGACATTGCGGGGGAGTTAGAGTTGATTTCCATATTATTCCTGACTTAAAGATATTCGATATTCTGCTAGTTTTTTCTTAAATGAGTTCACAAAAGGTATAATATATTGAACGAATTTAAGCCTCATCTCAATTTTGCATTCAATCAAAGGTTTTTTAAAAGTAACTTTATTATTTTCTTCAGAAATTATAAAAAGACGATATTTATTAACACACGGTTCCCAAGAAAGAGACCAAAAAATTCCAGTAGGTTCTAAATTAGCAGAAAATATATTTTCTGTGAGTACATATTTTTT